GTAGAGAGTGTTGAAGATTAAAAAACAAAATATTTTAATAAATAACGCCGGTGCGGGATTTTTGATATCCAGTACTGGCGTTATTTATTCTACAGGGGCTTGGGGGTGTAGCCACCAAATATATTATTAATTTTCTTCTTCGGTAAGTTTGTTAAGGATCCACTCCCTATTGATAACAATATCCTCATCATCGCGGAGATCTTTGAAATCAGTGCAGTGTGAAGAAGCAAATTCATACATATTGTCAATGTCAACTGAGTAATTTGTATTTCTGCTTTTAATGTGCTTTACGATTGCCATTCATACCACCTGCCAGTTTTCTGAGGTCGTTCATGTCTGCAACAACTTCAATCTGGTGATTGATTTGCTTTGAATGTTTAAAGATCACGTGGAAGTACCTGGACTTGATAAAGAAAAATCCAAACTTGATGATTTAATCAACCAGATGAGATATTTTAAAGATTTCATCAAAAAACTCAATCGCATGGATGTGACATCCAATCAATCTCAGCATCAGATTAAGAATGGTGAAATGCTCCTTGCAAACAAAATATATCTGATAAATCAGATGTATTAATGTCCCAAGGACGCTTTTTGTATGTTATAATAAATACAATCACTAAGTATCGGATAAATAAAGATAAAATGAAGGAATAGAAAGTCATGAAGATAGCGAAAAAAGTATTAAAGACAATAGGAGTTTTATTAGGCTTTATTGTGGTCATTGTGCTAGGATATATCATTTATCTCTATGCAAGTTACCATAGAATTGAAGATAACAAATCCCTTTCCGTAGAATCTCACACAGAAACAAAACAAACACTAACAACAGGAAAACAATATTCAGCAATTACATACAATATTGGATTCGGAGCCTATACGCCAGATTTCAGCTTTTTTATGGATGGAGGAAAATCATCTTGGGCAAAGAGCAAGAAAAGTGTTCTTAAAACAGTTAAAAATGCAGGAAATCTAACAAAATCGTATGATCCGGATTTTGCCTTAATAGAGGAAGTAGATCTTAATTCCACCAGAAGTTATCATGTAAATGAATATTCCATACTAAAGAAATGCTTGAAGAATTACGATACAGTATTTGCACAAAATTATGATTCTGCTTTTCTATTCTATCCATTCACACAGCCACATGGAAGCAGCAAAGCAGGATTAGCTTTATTTTCCAGATACCCGATCAAAGATTCACTAAGAAGAAGTCTTCCGATTTCAACATCATACAATAAATTTTTTGATTTAGATCGTTGCTATAGTGTTTCAAGAATTCCAGTGGATAATGGGAAATACCTCGTGATCTTTCAGCTTCATATGTCAGCCTACGGAAACAGTGATAAGATCAGAAAAGGACAGATCCGTATGCTTTCAGCGGATATGAAAAAAGAATACGAAGCAGGAAATTATGTATTATGTGGCGGGGATTTTAACCATGACCTCAAGGCTGCAGAAGATGACGATTCTACCGATAGAGAATCCTGGGCATATCCATTCCCAAGAAATATGCTTCCAGAACATTTTTCTTTCTGTATGGATCAACTGCCAAAGAAAGAAAATCTGTGGAATAGTTCACGAAATGCAGATATGAAATACATACCAGGAAAGACTTACACTGTTACATTGGATGGATTTATTATCTCAGATAATGTAAAATGTGATATGTATAAGAATATTAATACGGGATATTCATATTCAGATCATGACCCGGTATATGTGAAGTTTGAATTGAATAAGGAGAGTGTGTTGAACAAATTTAAATTGAAAAATTAGAGATTTCTGTCGACTTGTGATAGTAAAAAAATATAGGGGATCGCCAGAAGGTGGAAATGTCTAAAATAGGAGGCGTTGTGGAAATATATGATTAAGGACAAGAAAAATATGAAGAAACGATGGAAAAGAATCATATCCAATATGATTGCAATAGCACTAGTGATCATATCAAGTATTCCAACAATTTCAATTCCAGTAAAAGCGGAAGCATCTGTTGATGGAAAATTGATCACAGTAGGTGGGAAAACGGTAACAAAAAATATGAAAATTGATGATGTTAAGAAAATGTTTGGTGAACCAAAATTAACGACACCATCATATTGGGATGGATATGCTTATACATTTTACGGAAAAGATTATAGTGATTATTTATATTTAGAAACTGATTCTGATGGGAAGATTGTATGTTATGGAAGCGTAAGTCCTGGGTTCGAAACGAATAAATACAGTTATGGAGAGAAAGTTAATCCTTATGCTCGGGCAGGTTGTGAGGCGAAAGACGATGATGGCAAGTTATATGCTGTGATATATTACACAAAATTTCATTTGGATGCATATAAGAGATTTACAGAAAATTTAACAGAAAATAATAGAAATCTTTGCAAACATGCAGTGGAAATGTGGAATGCTATTTCTTATTTATATGGATATATTTTTGTAGCATGAGAGAATGTCCATTTTAAGCCATTCTCTCATTTATTTGTTACTAATCTGTTACTTGTTGAATATAAAATTATTATTTCAACAAAAGAATTGTCTCTCTTAATTGTTTTACTGTTTTATGATTATAAACTCTGTTTCCGATATCTTTAGATTTATGTCCCATCAGCATATCAATGCATTTTCTATTACCGCCTGCATTATCCAAAAATGTTTCAAAAGTATGCCTTGCCTCATGAGGCGTTTTCTTTTTCTTTGTTATATAGGCAATAACAACCTTCCATTCTTCATAAAAATCCCATTTTTTAAACTTGGAACCTTCATCATTTTCTAAAAAATATTCATTACTTTTCTCTAACCGTTTTTTTACAAACGGCATGATACGAGGATGAATTGGAACAATTCTGTTTTTTCCAGAATCAGATTTACTTCCACCTTTAAAGTATTGTTCTTCTAGGTTTACTTGATCACATGTCATATCTAATAATTCCATTAATCGGAATCCCGTATAAATATAGATTAAAACAATATCAACATTTTTTTGATCAGATATTTTCCATAGAGCTTCAACTTCTTTTTCGGTAAATGGTGCGCGTTTTGACTCTTCCTGCTTGGCACTTACAGACGTTAATTGTGAATACATTTTATCTATGATATCTAATTCAAACGCAAAACTGTCTAAATGTCCCCATAGAACTTTGATATGAGCTTGCGTGGCATAACTGCGTTCACAGTTATCTATAGTTTCTTGCATTTGATAAGCTTTTATTTGTCTGTATTTCATTCCGTAGAGTTTTTGACAATGTTTATAAGCTGATTTGAGTGAGCTTAAACGAGAGGTTCCAAGTTTGGGACCTTTTATTTCAAGCCATCTCGTATATAAATCTGCAAGCGTCACTCGGTTACGATCAATGTTCCACGGATTGTCGTTGTACTTGGCCAAAATGATGTTTGCTTCTTCACGAGTAGCAGCATAGTCCACTGGGACCTGTCTTCCGTGTCCGTCTTCATCATATGTAGTAACTTTTACAACGTATGGGCGTGATCGGTTGCCTTTCAATTTAGTTACACTTCCATATCCGTTTGGATTTCTTCTTGTCATATACCATCATTCCTTTCCTAAAAAAGGGTACAAAAAATACACCCTTATCAAATTGTGTTTTTGCAGGATGTATGATATAATTCTCTTGTCTAGGGAGAAGTAATATCATATGCTGCAAAGTGGTTGATAAACTTCTGAGATTCCGTCCAGTTGGTAGCTGGGCGGTTTTTTGTTATTTATAAGCTTTATTTGCTCCGTATTTAGCTTGACTATTGGTAAATCCTTCGTATTCCAATTGTTTTATGAGACCAGATTTTGAAAAAGATTGACTTTCTAAATAAGATGTTGCTTTTTTGTAGGCCTGATCTTTCCAATTAGCGTTGCAATTATTTGCAGCATATTTGGCTTCTTTAGTTGTAAATCCCTCATATTTAAGCTGTTTTATTAATCCGGACTTAGAAAATGCATCATAATCAAGATAGTCGAAAGCTTTATTTAGAGCATTTTCTTCTCCCGTTGTAGGCGCGTAAGCCTCTGTAGTTTTTTCTGTAGTTGCTTCAGTTGTAACCTCTGTGGTTGTTGGTTCTTCTGTAGTTGCTTCAGTTGTATCATAAGCAGATGTGATTTCTATAGATTCAAAGATCTTATCAAACTCCGAAGAATAATCATTTTCGGGCGAGCTCATTGCACAAACTACAAAATATCCGCTTTTTACAGGAAATACGAGCATTTCATTTTTATAAGTTTTTCCATCAATAGATTTATTATAATATAACTTCTCTACATCAATACTATTTATTTGTGCATATTCGCCTTTTAAATCATCTTTATAATCTTGAGATTTTTTAATACTATCCTTTACCTTTTCAACATTTTTAGAATCCAGTACATTACCATTGAATTTATGATAAACTACACTCAATAATCCATCATTATCTCCGAGCTCATTCTTATAATAAAGGGATGTATCATCTGAGTTGGAATCGGCAGCGATCCATGATTTTGGAATTTTATATTTTATCCCATATGAACTTTCTGTTTGCTCGAAATCTTTATATGGATCATCAGCTGTATCATCCTTTTTTGATGCACAAGCAATTAAAAAAATACAAATTAGTGATAATATTATCCCTAATGATATAAATCTTTTTTTCATAAATTTTCCTCCTGATATAAAAATATGTTATAATCAATTTGTATAGTTTACATATTTTATACACTAGAGGTAGCGGTGGCTTATTGCAGTAGGTCATCGCTATTTTAATCTTAGTTTAATCAACTCTTCATTATATCCGAGTGCATGCGCGATCTGATCGGTAGTAAATTCTTGAAATTCAAGAAAAACTTCGTCGTCAATTAGAAGCTCAGTTGCAAACTTATCTGCTTCGATTTCCATTTTACTTACAAGAAGTCCAGTTCGTTTTCTTAAAAATGGAGTATTAGCATCAGGATGCATAATTGCATGACCTAATTCATGTGCACATGTAAATAGCTGATCGTGATCAGAAAGATCATGATTTATATGTATTTGCTTCATACGAAGCTGTTTATTGTAGTATCCACTAATGGATCCCAATGGTTCAAATATAACCTTTATCCCTAAATACTTAGCAATGTCAAAAGGATTATCCGTACCATATCTTTTCTTTAGTGAGTTTGTTTTTTTACGAATATCCAATGAATCACTTCCTTTATTTTCTGTATTTCTTTGGTGTGAATTTTTGCTTAGCATTTATTTTTGCGATGGTTATACTGTTTTGGAGACTCGCTTTTAATAATTCTCTTGTTTCATCATCTAAAGGTTCTCCGGAGAACATCAGTCCATCTTGATCGGATTCTAACTGATCAAGGGTTTGTTCTAATCGTTTTGCGATATCTTTTTCATCTTTCTTAGTTAGCTCAATGGCTTGATCGGATTTTTCTTCTATTAAATCAGATTTTCCAATTCCAAAATAATCAGCGAGAGCTTGTACGCTTCCCATTCTAGGAATGGATTGTCCCGTACACCAAGTATTAAATGTTTGTGGAATAACTCCAATAGCTTTAGCCACCTCTTTTTGGCTTTTTCCTGATTTCTCTAAATAGAAAGATAGATTTTTAGAGAATATTTTCTTTTGCTTTTCATCTGACATTAAATCACCTCACTTCGTTATTAATATAGTACAATAAAAATTGATTTTTTGCAACTAAAAGTCAAAAATAAATTGATTTTAGTATTGACATCCATTTAAAATGGATTTATAATAAATACAGAAATTAAAGAAAGGCGGTGATGACGTGACAAAGATGAACGAAGGTAAAGCAGTACCATTTCAAATTTCTTTAGCTTCAGCACGAGTTAATGCAGAAATGACACAAGAAGAGGTCGCAAAACATATGCATGTTGGAAAACAGACTATCGTTAGCTGGGAAAAAGGGACTTCTGAACCGAAAATGTCGCAAGGAAGAGAACTTAGTAAATTATATGGTATTCCAATTGACTATATTTTTTTACCTAAGAAATCCAATTAAAATGGATTTAAATAACCAGGAGGTGAGAAAGACGAAAGTATTGAAAGATATACAGCCCGATGAAAAATTAGCAGAGGAAATCCAAAGTAATCTAGATAAGCAGTTAAAAGAAAAACAGCTAGAAGAATCAGAAGAGTTAAAAACTATTCTGCATGGAGTAACAGGTAAAGAAATGAGATGGGCGATCTATTCTGCGATTTCTAAGCAAAAAGAAAAACAGCGTTGCCAGGAACAAAAAATATCATCCCTGCAAATAGCTGTTATATTGCAGGGAATAGCTGTAATTATTTTAGGCATTGGTGGAATCATTTTAAAAAAATATCTACCATGACAGAGGCTGTTGCAACAATCAAAGAAAGAATAGAAATAGTTTTAGAGAGTTTTGAATCCGCCTCTGCAGATAATGCATTTTGTTTGGCGGTCTCTGCAATAGATGTAATGGCATCTATTTGCTGTTGATATTTTGCTTCTCGTTCCTTTTCTATTTTTCGTTGAAGCTCAAATTCAGCCAAATGAGCGCGGCCTAATTCAGTGATAGAAACTTCATCAGATTCGTTTATGGATACGAGATTTGCATTTAAAAACATTTCTACATATCCATCAATAGACGGAAAATCGAAAAAGAAATCACCAGGATTTTGCCCAGGACATTCTAATATTGCCGTTAGAATTTCATATTGATATTCGGTAAGTTTAAATAACAAATTTTCCATTAAGAATACTCCTCTCTTAAGACTCGGACATGGCAGTGTCCTGTGAATTAAGTATAGGAGATATATGAAAGAAAGACAACAGAATAATAGCAGATGGCTTAATTCCCTGCCCGATGCACAGAATCCTGAAATCCTACCTAAATTGGTTAATTAAAAATAGCACTCAATCGTCGGGCAGGGAATTAAGCCATCTGAAGAAAGGTAGGTGATGAAAGTGTTCAAGGACAGGCTTAAAAAAGTAATGGTAGATCAAAATATCAACCAAGTAGAGTTGTCCAGGATCTGCGGTGTGAGTAGGTCAACCGTTAGCAAATGGATGTCTGGAGATTCAGAACCGACAAAAGCAAGAAGAAATGAGATTGCAGAAGCATTTGATCTTCCAGAGAATTACTTTGAAGAGATAGTAATTCCTAAAAAGAGAATAGAGACATTAACCCCGAAAGAAGTTGCGTATTTGATGGGAATGGGTGTTTCAACAATCGAAAAAGGACTGATTCAAGGAACTTTTCCATGGGGATATGCAATCCGGACAAGTGAAAATACGCATAGATATTTCATAAATGCAAAAAAGTTTTTTGTGACTGAAATGATAAGCGTATGAGAAAGGAGCATAAAGATGCACACAGAAACAAAAGCGATGATCTGCACAGCAGCAGTGCTGATCGCAATGGGAATCTTTAAAGAGTTAGCTGCGGTATGTTTGATCACAGCAGTAGTATTTGAGGAAGGAGTGAAGAAATTTGATAAATAAGAAAGAAAAAAGTGCCCACGGAGCGGCAACTCCATTAGGCACATTGCTAAACAAGCAAGATCAGTATAACACAGATCGTCAGAAAAGTGAAATCAGAAAAATAGCAACTGAGATCTTTGATCTATCTCTGCAGCTGCAAGAAATGACAGATGGAACTATAGACTGGATAGATTGGCGAGAGCCAGGTGTTCCGTGCGTATACGTTGAATATCATGGAGCCACCGCAGTGCTAAGCGTTAAGATCTGGGAAAATGGATTTAGTGCAGAACAGCGACCTGATTACAGTACAATGCTGTTTCTCGACAATCCGAACTGTATGATCGAAGCAGGGTATCTTAAAGAAAAATTGATGGGATTATTAGAAGAAAGAAGAGGAAGCGACAATGAAGAGTGAAACAACGAAGAAAGTAACAGAAGGAATCGTAAGAGGTCATGTTTTAGATACAGCAGGATGCACAGACAAGGCAGCTGATGAACTAGAAAAAGTGTTGGAAACCATTTTGTTCGAAATTAGTGATTGCGTAAATCCGGTTCCAGAAATTGCAAGTGATCTTACAGTGGGCGTTCTTAGATTTATTGCAGACACTTTAGAAAAGAATCTGGATGATAAAGAAAAAGAAACTGCAGAACTTGCAAGAGACACTTTACGAATGAAATATAAGACGTTAGTAGTGAGAGCAAAAGCTTAAGAAGGAAGACGGACTATGCAAACAATCGAAATCAGCAAAGGAATCAAACGGATCCAGTTCGATTCCTTTGATTCCTGGCTAAATGCCAGACATGGAATCGGTGGTTCTGATGCATCTGCAGTATTAGGACTCAATCCATATAAAACTAATACAGAACTGTATTTAGAAAAGACAGGACAGCGAACGGCTCCTGATATTTCAGATAAGGATTATGTGAAGTATGGACATGATGCGGAGCCATTACTTCGATCACTGTTTGCACTTGATCATCAAGAATACAAGGTCGAATACTTCGGAGACAACATGATCCGAAACGAAAAATATCAATGGGCACATGCATCTTTGGATGGAGAACTAACCGATCAGGATGGTCGCAAAGGAATCTTAGAAATCAAGACAACTAACATCCTACAAAGTATGCAGCGTGAAAAATGGAGAGATCAGATTCCAGATAACTATTACATACAGGTGCTACATTACCTGCTAGTTACCGAATATGAGTTTGTGGAGCTAAGGGCACAGCTGAAATCAGTGTGGCAGAGTCAGATCAGATTAGAGACAAAAGATTATCACATTGAGCAATCAGAGGCAGAAGAAGACATCGAGATATTAAGACAAGCGGAAGAAGAGTTCTGGCAGAATGTCGTAAAAAGGCAGCAGCCGAACTTGATTCTTCCGGAAATATAAAAAGGAGAAATTGTCATGAATCGATACGATGAATATATGAAAGAGGTTCAGGAAAAGAAAAAAGAAAATCAGGCTATTGTAAATAAAATTGTGGAGATTTTAAAAGGCAATAACCTGACTGTTGAACATATTGAAGTCATCTTAAATATGACTCGTGAAGAAGTGATTAAAAAGGCGCACTTATAACAGAAATCAATAAAGGAGAAATACATGGAATTTAAGATATACAATCCGCAGGAAGAAGGATTCCTGAAAGAGATTGACTGGAACTATGAAGAGTTAAAAACAGAGATCCAGGGAAAAGCGAATGATTACATGAATCTGGTTTATACAGCAGATCAGGTAAAAGATGCCAAAAAAGATCGTGCAAATCTTAATAAATTTGTGGAAGCTTTAGAGAGCAAGCGAAAAGAAATTAAAAAACAGATTACAGAACCATATTCAGCATTCGAGAAACAAGAGAAAGAACTGGTTGGTATTGTTAATAAAGCGATTGCAAATATTGATACGCAGATCAAAGGATATGAAGAAGCAACAAGACAGGAAAAACTTGAAAAGGTCAAAGAAATCTATGCAAAAACAATCGGTGGACTTGCTGATGTAGTAACGTTTGACAAAATTTTTAAAGAATCCTGGCTGAATGTATCAACAACGTTTAAATCGATCACAAAGGAAATCACAGAAATTCGTGACAAGGTTGACAATGATTTATTTGTGATCAATGCAGACACGAGTTCCTTTGCTTATGAGATGAAAGAAGAGTATCTAAAGAACTTTGATCTCACTGCAGCGATTAATAAAAAACAAAAATTAGAAGAGACAGCAAAGCAGAAAGCAATATATGAAGAACAACTAAAAGAGGAAGAGGAACAAAGAAAACAACGATCACAAGAAGAAGCAAAGAAGGTAGTATTTGCATGTAAAAGCACAGAAAAGCCAGTAAAAGCACAGAAGCCAGTGAATACAGGAGAAAAAATATCAACGATCACATTCCGATGTACTGTAAAAGAACATAACTTTAAAGAAGTTAACGCAAGACTCAGTCTAGTACAAAAAGTATGTGAAGAATTTAAAATCATAGATCCAGAGGAGGAATTATAAAATGGCAGTTGGAAACAGTTTAGCAAACAGACAACAGAAAACAGGATTAACGGCATATCTTACAAATGATGCTGTGAAACGTCAGATCAATAATGTAGTGGGTGGCAAAAACGGAGATCGTTTTATTGCCTCTATTGTATCTGCAGTACAGGTTAATTCAGATTTACAGGAGTGTACAAACCAATCAATTTTAAGTGCTGCATTACTTGGAGAGTCTTTAAAACTTTCTCCATCACCACAGCTTGGACAGTATTATATGGTCCCATTCAAAAATAACAAAAAGGGATGCAAAGAAGCACAGTTTCAGCTTGGTTATAAAGGATACATTCAGTTAGCAATCCGTTCAGGACAGTATAAAAAACTAAACGTTTTGGCAATCAAGGAAGGGGAACTGGTTCGATTTGATCCACTGAATGAAGAAATCGAGGTAAATCTGATCGATGATGAAGAAGCAAGGGAAGAAGCAAAGACAATCGGATACTATGCAATGTTTGAATATACAAACGGTTTCCGAAAAGCTATGTACTGGTCCAAAAAGAAAATGGAAGCACATGCATTAAAGTATTCCAAAGGGTATGCAGCAAAAAAAGGATATACATTCTGGGAGAAAGATTTTGATGGAATGGCTTATAAGACAATGCTTCGCCAGCTGATCAGTAAATGGGGAATCATGAGCATTGATATGCAGAATGCAATGGAATCTGATATGGCGGTGATCCATGAAGATGGAACAAAAGATTATGTAGATACAGTTTCAGAAGAAAATATTGTAGCAGATCAGGATCTGCAGGAAACGGCAGAGGAAACACCTGAACCAGAAAAACAGGAACTACAGGAAGAAACAACAAAAGAAGAACCACAGCAGTTCTTTAAATAAAAGAAAGGAGCAACACGATGAAACATATTAACTTAGAACAGTTTGCAGGAGGGAAACTTTCAGTACAGCTTAATAAGGCATTAGAAAAGATCACTGAAAATGTTCAGGATCCGAACACTGATGCGCAGAAGGTCAGAAAGATCAATGTATCAATCAGTTTCCGGCCAAACGATGAAAGAAACTTTGTGGCAACTACGGTAGAAACAAAGTTAAGTCTTGCACCAGAACTTGGAGCTACAACAGCACTGAGTATGGGCAGAGATCTTCGCACCGGAGAGGTTGAAGCGGTTGAAATCTTTAACCAGATTCCTGGTCAGATGAATGTTGATGATGTGATCGACCAGGAAGAAGATGAAACACCGAAAGCTTTTGATCCGGATACTGGAGAGATCTACGAACCAAGCAACAAAGTGATTGATTTAAGAAAAGCAAAACAGGCATAAAACAGGAGGATACATAACAATGGATAATACATTTTTAAGAGAAGCAATCGAAAAGATCGAAGAATTGACAGACAGTGCAAGAGAGCCACACGTTGTAAAAATCGCAGGAAAGACTTATTGCGATAAATCTATGTCACGATATGACAGAGAAGAGTTTGCAGAACCATTGACAGCTACAAGTCTTAATTCTCTGATCGATTATATCAGTGGAAAGAGTGAAGAGTTAAGAGAATCTATGATCATTCATGTAGAATCTCCAACAAAAGTAAGATTACTATCTGGTCTTACAAATGAAAGAAATCGAGAAGAATTATTCCGCGTAGGTACAAATCCAAATGGTTTTGATTTCGATCATTACTATGATCAGGAAGCGTTTGTAATTAATATGCAGACTGCCTTTAAACAGAGTGATGAAACAGAACTGATTCTTTCAGTTGCTGGAAACGTAGAAAATAAAACAGTGGCCAACTATGGAGATGATGGAGTCAGCCAGAAAGCTACGATCACAAAAGGTATTGCAGGAAAAGAAGATGTGATCGTACCAAATCCAGTAACACTTCGCCCATATCGTACCTTCCTGGAAGTAGAACAGCCAGAAAGCAAGTTTATCTTTCGAATCAGAGAAGGTTCTGATGGGCAGCCAATGTTTAAATTGGTAGAAGCTGATGGTGGTCTCTGGAAGTATGAAGCTGTAGATGCTATCAAGAAATATTTAACAGAGAATTTACCGGAAGAACTGTTAAAAGTGATCACGATCATCGGGTAACAGTTATGGAGACAGTTAGATTTACAGTCCCTGGTGAACCGAAAGGAAAAGCCAGGGCAAGAACTGTCCGTAGTAAAAAAGGTGGAACTTTCTCATATACGCCAGAAGGTACTATGTTGTATGAGAATCTGATCAAGTGCTGTTACAGGCAGGAATCAAACAACATCATTTTTAATGACGGACAGCCCTTAAAAGTAACGATCATAGCTTATTATCCGATCGTTAAGAGTACAAGCAAGAAAAAGAAACAACAGATGTTGGAAGACCTTATGTTTCCAACGAAGAAACCAGACATTGATAACATTGCAAAAAGCATTCTGGATGCGTTGAATAAATTAGCATACAGGGATGATACGCAGGTTGTAACGCTGCATATGGAAAAGCATTATGCAGAGAACCCACGAGTTGAAGTAGAGATAGAAGAAATATTATAGAGGAAAGGCGGTGTTCTAATGGGCCGTAAACCCAAAACAGGACTAGATTACTTTCCTAAAGATGTCGATTATTACGACGATTTTAACATCATGGATCTGATGAACGAGTATGGTCCATTAGGGCAGACCATCTATGATGTTGTTCTATGCATGATTTATCATGAAGGATATTACCTGGAAGTGCCTAAAATGGAGCAGTTAGCGGTAAAAATAATCAAAACCATTGGTAACCGCTGGGTAAAGAAAAAGGACTTTGTGTTACAAGTAATTCATTATTGTGCGGAGATAGGTCTTTTCGATCAAGACCTCCTGAATCAAAATGTTATTACCTCTGTTGGAGTTCAGCGACGCTATAAAGAAGTGACTGTTAGGAACAAAGTCGATAGAAGTAAATACTGGTTGATTGATGAAAACGGTCAACCTTTATTAAATGCACCACAAAATAGCATTTCCGTAACAGAAACAAGCATTTCTGCAACAGAAAAAGATATTTCTGCAACAGAAAAACGACAAAAGGAAAGTAAAGTAAATAAAAATATATATTATAGCAATCCAGATCTGAACAGAGAGTTCTGTCTTTACCTTGATATGAGGAATCATACTGGACCAACATTATCTGCAGAACAGATCAATGCCTTGAAAGAAGAACTTGATTCTCTGGCTGAGAACGATTCTGATAAGTTGGGTATTGTAAGAAAAGCATTTGGTGGAGGTTATAAGAGCTTCTTCCCTACATCAAAGAAACGGAAGAAATCAACACCGAAGCCAAAGAAAGAAGAAACTATACACAATTTTACCCAAAGAGAAGTAGCAGATCGTGATTATGAGAATCTGGAAAGACAGTTATTAAAGAAACAATTAGGAGGTGACATAACGTATGGATAATTTGATTCCTGTTAACTATGAAACAGAAGAACCAACAGTTTCAGCAAGAGATTTGCATAAAGCATTGAACATTCAATCCAGATTTAGCAGATGGTTTGAAAATAATAAGAGACTATTTGTTGAAGGTGAGGATTATAACAAATGTACATCAAATACAGTTGTTAATAATGGAGCTGTTAGGGAACTAGAAGATTATCAAATAACAATGATAATGGCAAAACATTTGGCTATGATGTCTAGGACAGAAAAAGGAAAAGAAGTTAGGGATTATCTTATTAATCTTGAAAGAGCTTGGAATAGTCCAGAGCAAGTATTTGCAAGAGCTTTGAAGATGGCAGATAAGACAATTGATAAATTAAAATCTGATAATGTAATTTTAATTGAAGACAATGAAAGAATGAAACCAAAAGAAATTTTTGCAGATGCAGTAACAGCAAGTGACACATCTATCCTAATCGGAGAACTGGCCAAGATTCTTAGACAGAATGGAGTTCAGACAGGGCAGAATAAACTGTTTGAATGGCTGAGAAATAATGGATATCTGATCAAGAGAAAAGGATCAGACTGGAATATGCCAACACAGAAAGCGATGGATATGGATCTGTTTGAAATCAAAGAAACGGTAATCAACAATCCAAACGGATCAACAAAAATCAGTAAGACTACAAAGGTCACTGGTAAAGGGCAGCAGTATTTTATTAATAAGTTACTTGCTGCAAGCTAAGTAAATAAAGGCATCCGGTTGATCTCTGTCCGTAGCAACCAACAACCAAAGATTGTTGTTAAAAAGTCGTAGTAATAGTCGTGGTAGTTGTGGGTTTCGGGATGATCTTAAGCGACAGGACGTAAAAAGATGATCACATGCGGACAGAGATCAGCCGGATGGACTGAATTATATACCACAGTAACTATTAACATGCATAAGAAACAAGCCAATGTATAAGCCATGAGCCTGCTGCTTAAGGCAGTGGGCAGAAAGGAGAACTGATGGCAGATTACAGCAAAGGATTTAAAAGACGTGTTGTACAGTTATGGATCCAACATGGTATGTCCACAAATGAGATCAGCAGAACATCAGGCATCGATCATAAGACATTGATGAAGTGGTATAAGCGTTTCTACCCTGAGTTAACAGGGGGGGCGAGACAAAACACGAAAGTTTGCAGTGGCATTATGTAGGCAATTGTTCTGGATATCATAAGTAAAGGAGTATGATCAGACAGCTTAACTTTCTATCTGATTAAGATTTTTCGAGTAACTATTAACGAAGCAAGCAAACGTAAACATATTTTTCAGGTTTTTTGTATTTTTATTTTTCACAAACTAGATTTGGTATTACAATTTTTCAAATCACAGGAGAAGAATCACGGCAGTTTATATGATCGGGCAAGAAATTATAGAAATGTGATCAGTATAAATGCTGTTTCAGGTAGAAAGTTAAGCTGTCTGAGATAGGTAGATAGTATGAGTAAACAAGATTATATCATGCAGGGCAGAAATGAAGGAATTGCGTTCTGTGACAAAATAGCAAAAGAAAAAGGATTAGAAGAGCTACAGAGAGTAACAAGACAGAGAAATCTTGCAGGGCTTCGAACACTAATAGATCCAAGAGAACTTGATCAGGATTTTAGAGATGCAACACTACAGATTTTAGATACTGTGTTGATCATGAGTCTTATAGTCTTGAAAGATGAATTTGATTTCGGAACTAAGAGATTAGATCGATTCAAAAAAAGATTCAATGACAAAACAGAGTGTTTAGAAACAGGAAATGTGACATGGATCGATATGATCGAGCAGGTCAGAGAAGAAAACAACATTAAATTAGATCTTAGAAAGAACGATGTAGTGATGGCATGGAGGAGAAAATAATGGTAAACAAGAAAGAATTTGAAGGTTACATCTGTGAGATCACCAATAAGCCAATCAGAGAGATGAGATTATGTCCGGACAAGCAACAGAAGTTAAAGGTTCGGATCAAGTGCGATAAGGGATGTGTCTGGTGTGAAAAGGAAAGGAGATAATGGAGATCTATGTTAATACAAGTCGAAGATAAAACGATTGTAAATATGCAATATGTCAGAAGTATATGGATTTGTGAACATCAATACAAGATAGGAGAAAAGGAGTACAGTGTCGAATGTGAGATGACAGAACAAACATCTGAAACTGTTAAGAGATGCAAGACAAGAGAAGAAGCTGAAAACGTATTAGAACAGATACTTAATCAGTATGACAGAGGGCAGAGAGTCATCAAGATCAGCAATTGTTAAAGAAAGTTAAGGAACAACTAATATATCAACTAATACATCAACTAATAGAACAATACAACAGTTGATGTATCAGCTGGAAGGAGAAGAGAATATGATTACAAAGGCACAATTCAAGGACGCATGCAAAAAGGCAGCTATTTATACAATTATGAGCCATCCAGAAAGAATCAGCGATAATTGTATAAACGACGAAGAGGTAGTAGCAATCTTAGTAAGATTTTATGAAAAGATTTTTAGAAAAGTATATAGAGACAAAGAGGAATCAAAAGAATGTATAGATATAAATGAGGTAGATGAAATATACGTTATCGCATTTGATTGTCTGTACAAAGATGATGGAATAACACCAAATTATGTAATATATCAAGAAAATATGTTGTGTTTAACAAGTATAAATGCTTTATATGAATTTTTATATCTAATTTTGGATTATTCGCATAACCACTATACTTTCAAGCATTTTGGAGTATAGAAAACCATTCATTTTACCACTAATTTACCACGATTGAATGAGCCTTGATATGACTATAAAATAACACCCAAAAGACATCATTACACCTAAATGGTGTCTTTTTAAAAAGCAGTCAATCATAAGACTAACTGCTTTGTATGTAGGGATATGAAATTGTAAACTAGATTGTCTGTTATAGATTTATAGTCATAATATATTCTTCGCTGTTTTCATCAACAACAAGAAAACCTGCTTTCTTATACATTTTTACTGCATAATTATTTTTCTGAACAGATAAGGAAATTTTTGAATAACCAAAAGATTTTTCCACTAACAATAATTGTTGCAATAATGAAGTCCCAATCCCTTGTCCTCTATACTTTTGAAAAACAGACATAGCAAGGGACGGTGTATCATTGTCAATGTGTCCGTAATCGTTCATTATTCGTACCCAAATAGCACCTATGACATTTCCTTGAACTTCCGCAACTAAAGCCCTATCATCTTTTCGCTTTCCAAATTCAAAAACATATTCTTGTAATTCTGGACAGTTAATTATTGATTTAGGTGGTGGCTCAACACCGTCTGGAATATAAATTGCTTCATACAAAAAGTCATTGAGTAAATCATATTCTGCTTTTTTAATTTCCCTTATGATATAATCCATAACTTGACTCCTAATCTATTTTATCTTTTTTCATACCCCGATTATACCATTCACATATAAGCACTACAACAAAATTTTATGCTTCAATAATCTTGTTAAAAAGTTCTAAGAGTATATCATTTCATCACTCCAATCTATAATTTTGGTAAGAAAAAAGCAGTCAATCCTAAGACTAACTGCTTTATATGTGATATAAGGTTATCAGACAATTTACCAACAAAGTATATACTATCGACTCAATAACATAGGCAAAAATTTTAATAATAAATCAATTCCATACGTAAATATGAATAACCCTAATATTATCGAAACTATTGTTCCTATTTTAATTTTTTTAGCCAGAATAAATACTGCTGGGTGCTTTGGGTCAATATATATGCTATATACATTTCCTCGTGTCATACTCCTATTTAATCGTTTATGAGATATATTTTGTGCTGTTTGCTCACGATAATAAGTTCCGTTATATGTATATTCAAATATTGGAGATTGTGTAGAAATGCCATTGCCACCATAATATGTATTGTAGCCACAATACACGCCGTCCACTTTTTCTCTACAACGCAATAACGAATATAAATCATTTACCCCAACCAAAATAAATACCAAACCAAATATAATTGCTCCCAATGGATAAACCAAAATCTCACCATATGGCAAAGTTAAAGATAAGATAGAAACGATTCCACAGCCAATGAAACAAATAAACATAATCAAACAGATAAGTGGCATGACTTTATAGCGTTTCTTTTTCATAATTACAAAACATACTATACCAAATACTATTGTTAAAAAATAAATAAGAATTGTCATTCCTAATCGCTCCTTTGATTTTACCAAACCACTTAGTCAATATTATTTTTCTAACTGTTCTTGCACAAATTTAATGCTATTTTGAATATATTCTTTGTCTTTTTCTGTTGCAACTTCTTCTAATTGTTTAAACAAAGCAATACATTCATTTCGTTTACCTAATACATTAAATGCAGTTGCAATATTGAGATACCATGTCATTTCATCTTTCATATCTTTAGGTTTCGTATCTATTGCAAGAAGTTTTTCTAAAAAGAGTTCTCCATTTTTATTTTCGTGATATTCTCTTACAATATCATTGTTCATTTTTCTAAACTGACGTCCTCTCCGCATTAAAACAAAGAATACAGTAAAGAAATAAACAATAGTAATAACAGCAATACCACCAACAATAATGCCTAAAAAGCCAATTGTTGATTTTACATAGGGAATTACTATGTTCACATAAATCAATAGTAGTACCGCCCAAAATAGAAAGGCTAATCGGATAAGCCATTTATCTCTTTTTTCATATATTGCTCTTTTATTTTTTAGATTTTCGGGTTCGTAAATCATTTTATTTCACTCCTTTATTGCCACATCAATCAGAATTTGTTTCATTGTTCTGATTTTGTTTCTTCCATTCCTTATAATCTTTTTGCGTTTTTTGTTGTCTTTTAACATCTGCCATTTTTTCTAAAATTACTTCTACGTCTGGTTGACTGTGCTGTTCTGGTAGAGAATAGAAAATAAGGTTATCATCGCTTGTATATACTGAAATATTAAAAACCAAATCACTTTCTACAATTTCTTGCATGATATAGGAAAGTTCTTCTGCATATTCTTTATCAGTTTTTCCCTCATTAAGATATATACTTGTTTCTATTTCATATTCCCTTTTTTTCAGATATTCTTCTACACTTTCCTTACCATTCCATTCTGTCGTGGTTGTATGCCCTTGAACTTCAATTTGATAACCTCTTATAAAAGGCTTATCTTGAAATAAAGGAGTTGCAAGTTCTTTTATTTCATCAGAATAGTAATAAACATGGTAACTATCCTCAAAAAGTCCAGTATTTCGTGTATATATAGTAGCAGTTTGAGAAGAATTTTCTTTACTGGAAACTTCTGCCATAATCCAGTTTAATCCTATTTTTTCTTCTTTGTACTTCTTCACTTCTGTAATAATAAATTCTTCATTGTATTTGTCCTTTAATTTGGATAAGATATATTTTTGTGCTTCTTCACTAGAGTTAAAATCATGCGAATAACTGCTACAACCATTTAATAGTCCTAGACAAAGCACGCTTGCTATAACACCTAATAAAAATTTTTTATATCGCATAATCGCCACCTCTATGTGATTTGATGATTTAATACAGTTCTACAAACTGGAATTTACTGCACTACAAACTGGATTTTATCCATCTATGAAAGTTGATTTATACAGTATTCTCTGATTGCATTATTTATAGATACATCACCATTCTTAAAAATACCTTCACCTTTGTCTTTCAAATAATCTAAAGCACCTTGATATTTATGCTCGTGAATCAATGATAATGCTTTTCTTAATTCAACATGGTATATAGAATTTTCTAAATTATTGTAAAAATCACAGATTGAAGATGATTGAGCAGTTTTATAAAAATGTTCTAAATAATTATCTATGATTTCTTCTAATTCACTGATTGTCCATTCTTTTAATTCTGTTTCATTTTTAAACAATTCAGCACCGCTAACTGTAAATGCACCAATAGTTCTCAAACTTAATGGTTCTTTTTTATTGGTTTCCATTTTCAATAAATCCCATAACAAATCATCTAACCACAATGGTTTGATTGTTTCTATAGCAGTACAATAACACTTATCATCTGACTTTACTTTCACACCAATAAGCAAATCAAAGAATAATTCCTTTGTACTATACCAAATCATAAAATCTTTTTTCTTAAACTTATATTTTTTAATTTTATCTTTAAGCATTTTAGGCAAAACTTTTGTTAGTTCTTTATATTTTTGTCGTTCTTCTTTTGTCATTTGAAACACATCCTTACAACTTCTAATTTGTCGCTTTCTTCATATCCATATTATAACAGTTCCATATATCCACCACAATAAAAATCAGCATACCCTTTAAATATTTTCTGCATTGAAAATGCACACTTTTCCTTTCTTCCTCTTGATTACCAATCACAGAAAAGAAAAAGCCCTGTCAAGAGCCTTGCCACCATTGGTGGTGCTTTGCACTCTTTACTGGGCTTTTTGTTTGCTGTATCTTCCATGCAAGAGGAAATTAAAGACCTCTGTTCCATTTCGCCTTTAGATAATCTTCATAGTCTGCTTCATTGAAGTCTACTTGTGGAGAAGTGTCGGGAATGTTGTTTCTGTTGTCTATATCCGCAAGCTGACGAAATATCCAATCATCATAAGGGTCATGGTATTTATACTCTTTGGGCTGTTCTCTGTATCGGTCTAACCCTCGCATTTCCTTATGCACTTTTATCATGCGTTCCAGTTTTTGACGCTGTATCAACTGCTTGATTTCCATAAGTTCTTCCAACTCCGTAACCTCATTGGTAATGTAGTTATGGATATACTGTATGAGTTTATATGCCTTGTAAAATGTGCATTCTTTTTCATCATCGAAAAATTCATTTTCAGACAGGTAATCTAAGGAAACATTGAAGTCTTGTTCCCGTTTGATAATATCCATGATATAGGGCTCGGTGTGGTCAATA